TATAGTTAGGATTTTTCATAGTAGCAACCTTTCGTTTTGCGTTTCGTTATATATTATATATAAGGCAACTGACCCCAAAAGTCAAGTGGGGTAGGTCACTTTTTTTCATCTTTTTATCCTTTCAAATCAAAGGGTTACGATTTTTTTTAAATTAATTTTGTCAATGATTTCAATGACTTACGGCGCGGGGCCGGGCGACTTGCTAACCTTTTGAAAAGGTTAGCAAATCTCTAATTTAAATCCAGTGTTGATCATCAGGCTCATCGAAATGAAATCTCAGATCTAAATCACCTAGAGTTATACCTGATTTACCTTCACGAGATAGCCAGAAATCCATAAACTGAGCACGCTCTTTACTATCTTCGATTGTTAACAGTCCCGACAAACCGTCATCCCAAACCATGTTCCAGAATTTATATAGACTAGTTTCACAGGCAGGATTAAAGCCGTGCTTTACCAAAACTTGAATTCCATTCTGATCTACAAGTTCCCATAATTTTTCGTTACCGTGTTCACCTAAATCCCAAATTTCTTCCATCCATTGAGAGTGAGCGATTGCAGTATCAGAAAGCAGTTGTGCGAAAGTATAATTCATTTGTAAATCCTCCTACAGATTTGAGATGATGCCATAAGCGGCGATGAAAAATAACAAGGCATTAGTGATCATGATAGGCTTATCTGATTTTTGCCATCCATGAACCAGCCAAGCTGAAGCGGCAAACACACCCATGATCAAAGCCCATTGAGGCGCGCCGTTTGCAAGTGCAGTCATTTGCCATACAACAAGAATAGTTCCGAGATATCCAAACATTAGAATTCCTTCCCTTTTAGTTTTTCATCTAAGAGATGAAGATACATTGCTGAGTTAAGAAATCCAACAACACTGATCAAGCAACCTAGTGCCATTGTATAACTTTCTGGTGACTCAATCAAGCCAGCCCCGAATATGAAAAGAAAAAAGCCAGCGATAACTTGAGAGATACAAAAAATAACAAACATGATTAAGCAACCTTTCTGTTGACTGTATCAGGATGGATAACTGTAATCCCGATTTTTCTAAGAGTTGATCTGACTGAATCAGCATCATCAAACATGATGGCATTTTTACCTTTGAATTGCTTCAGTGATAAAAATGAGTTGAGTTGTTTCTTTTTGAGTTGAGCATCAGGTTCCATATTTCCTGATGGGCGACTGATAATCTTATCAACGCAGATACCATTTTCCATAAGAAACTCATAATCTGCATGAGATAAAACCCTAGCAGTGCAGATAATGGTATAGGCACGCTTGCCAATTTTAGAAACTAAATGACCAAGAGGTAAAACCTGATCCTGAAAGATTTTTTCAGGCGTTGCATTTTCAATCCAAGCATCCAGATTAAGCGTGCCATCTGCATGAGTAGCATGGCGATGCGAACTGTCAATGGTGGTTCCATCGAGGTCAAAAATTACGATATTGTCAAACATGGTAGTCCTTTCGTTTAATTATCTTATAGTGTTAATATAGGGATTTGAAAGGCAAAAGTCAATAGGCAGAGTGAAAAAAGTTTTGTTTGTTTTCAATGACTTAGAAATTAAATTTGTTAACCCTTTCAAGAGGTTAGCGCCTGCTATCTGTTCACGTTTTGTTCCGCTGGCGCGTCAAGCCCGTAACCCCTTGTTTTTATTGATAAAAACAGAGGCCCGGGGCTGGGCTAACCCTTTGAATTAAAAGGGTTTTCCCAGTCCTATCGTAAACCGTTGATGTAGGCGCGGAAAGCACGGCGACCAGCTTTCCATTTCTTGACGGAACCTGAAGGCTTGGCTGGTGAGAGTTTTGGTGTTTCAATTTTATTTTTGATCGTTGTATTGCAAACATAGCAAAGAACCTGCAAATTTTCAATATCGTCTGATCCGCCTTTTGATTGCGGGACAACATGGTCAATTTGCAGTGCTTCATGATCAGTGCAACCGCAAGCCGCGCAACAGTGATTGTAATCGGCGAGAACCTGCTGGCGGACCTTGTTGGATTTAATGTTAGCCATTTTTAAATCTCCTGTTTAACAGCTTATATATTATATATAAGGCATATAGTCATAGATTGCAAGGGCAAAAAGCAATTAATTTGCATTTTTTTCGCTTTTTTGCGTCAACAATTTGACAGCAAAAGGTGGGCGGTTAGTCGGACTTGTCAAGTTTCTGACGCAGTGGCTACATGCACACGGCCTCGACCTGGGAAATTCTGAAAATCACTGTAATTTCTTGACATCCCTTAAAGGGAAGTGTAATATAGACTTAAGTTGAAATCCGTTCTGTAATGGAATCCAAAAAAATTTTACAAGGTGAATTTTTAAAAAATGACAGAAAAGTTTAGGTACGGACCGTTAGTTTATAATTGCTTTGGAGAAGATGATGATTCTGGTAATTATTGGCATAGCGGAAATCCACCTGTTGGTTATGAAGAACCTTCTGGTATTTATAAAATACCGGTAGATGCATTAGGTAATCAATGCCTTCCAGGTGAGTGCATACTTCATCCTAACTGTAGGGTAGAAGTGTGGGACGACCACGTCGTCTTAGGTAAAATTCCTAACCTCGATTGGTGTCGATCATGGTTTGAAGATAATTTTTTGATTATAGAGGATTGGGATCTTTGTCGGTATGTATTAAGATGGGTTTGGTGGAATTATAAACATAAAGACTCATGGAAATCATGGAGTGCAGGTAAATCTAAAGAAGAAATGATTAGCGAGATATGGCCCGACGTACACAAATTATAGACGCTTTAGTTGATCATTTAGCTCAAAATACTGATGCTTTACCAAGCAACGTTACTAAACGCTATGCTTATTTAGATGAAGTTAACGATTTCCCTGCGATTACTCTTATTTCAAGATCTGAATCGAGAGAACAACGAGGTGCTGGCAGAAAGCTTGCTTTAATTGAAATATCTGTAAGAGGATATATATATGATGGTAGTGACGCGATGGGAGTTGCAGAACAGTTCGCTTTTAGTATTGAATCGGCAATTGAAACTTTTCAAGATAATTTTGCTTCACTAGCTGTAGAAGAGGCTCGAGTTGCAGAGGTGAGAACTGATGAGGGGTTATTTCAGCCTTACGGAATTGTAGATATGCAGATTCAAATTTTATATGATGTGGAGATTACAACATGACCAAATCAAATACAACTGTGATTACCACTGTTGATGCACTAAACCGCAGCTTAGAGGCTCCGCCTCTTGATCCGGTGATGCTTGCGATCGCTAATGACTATCTGAGCGGCAAGGCGATTGATCAGCTGGCAGATGAGTATGGTATCTCTGAGGATCGCGTGACTTCAGTGATTGAAAAGAAAGAGGTAAAAAACTATATTGATTCAGTGTTCGCTACGCAAGGATATCTTAATCGTATCAAACGTATTAACCTCATCAATTCGGTGATCGATCAGAAGATACAAGAAGCCGTGGAAACAGGCATCTACTCTAAAAAAGATCTTCTTGACTGGATGAAACATTTACAAGAAGTCGAGACTAGCCTCAAGCCTAAAACACAAGGACCTCAAGTAGCAGTTCAAATTAATAACTATGACAAACTTATGAAGGATCTTATGGAGTAATAATGATCGTTATTGCTGGTGATTCTTATTCAGATATGCATAGGAAAAGTTGTAACGTAGTGCGCTTCAATCCTGAAAGCATCTCTTGGGTAAGAATGTTAAGTGAGGTTTACGATGTTACGTGTGTAGCACATAGTGGGGCCTCAAACCGTGATATCATAAAACAAGTTTATAATGCTCCTGAGTCGTCCCTTTTAATAGTAAATATGAGTCATCCCCATCGTCAATCAAGGCTTTTATCACCATATAAAAAAAAAGTTGAGATCAGGTTAAATAGAGATATAGCAGCTTACTTTGGTAAGAAAAATAGAACCTTTTGTTGGACTCCTTTTATGGGATACGAATCTATTAAAGGAGTTGTATTTAAACCTCTTTACAAGTGGAACGAGATGTATTATCCAAAACTTTTTAAACAAGTTACTAGTCATCATTTAACCTGTGAGGGAAACGAAATTCTTTTTACATGGATGAAGGAGAGAATCAATGAGCTGGATGAAAGCTTATGTAAAAATGCATGCAGAGCATGAAGCTTTAAGAACTTCATGGTCTGAGAGACAAAAAAATTTGCGAGCGCTTCGCGCTCGGTTGTGGAACGATGAGTTGGTCCGCCGCGCCCCTCACGGTTGGAGATAAGGTTACAGCTAGTGGCACTGATCATTGCTGGCGACTCCTACTCCGTTTTAAGAAAAGGTTCGTGGGTATCGCAAATCGAAACTAAGATTAAACCTCTTGGTGTAAGTGGGTATTCTAATTTGGATATTCTAAAATCTTTAGACAAGATTGAATCTCAGTTAGCGATTATATCTTTAACACATTTAAAACGTCTTCCTTATGAATTGACAACAATTGTAAATGATAACATTACAATAGGTAATGCTAGAGACGAAAGAGCAGTTAAATTAAATACTAAAGCTGCTCATCAAATTATAAAAAGGTGGAAAAAAGCATATATCTGGTCCTCTTTTCCTGACTATGAGTCGTGGCCTGAAGTTCATTTTATTCCTCTCTATAAGGAGAATCAGTTGTGGATTGGTGACGTAGGAGAGTTTACACAAAGCACCACTTCTAAGTATAAAAACCACCTCACTGAAAAAGGTAATTGTGATTTGGCTAATCACATGAACGCGTGGATTAAAGAGAAGATGAATGAAACTTACTAATAACCTATTAATTGGAGATAACAATGTCAAAACAACCTCGTGATGATGGTAATGAAGCAATTCCTGTATTAGCGTTGCGACCTAATCGTGGCTTGCAAGTTCCTTTTACTGATACATCGAACACTTCTCCACAAATTTCAAGCTCAGTCCGTGTTGTAACTCTTTTTGCGACTCAAGACTGTTTCATTGAAGTAGGAGGTTCAGGAGTTGAAGCTAATACCTCT